ATGCTTCAAGAACAGAATTATACGTAGGCGCCATATAGCTATTATAACATATTATGACACTTCAGTGTCATCTTCTAGGCTATCACATTTCTCTTGTAGTTTTTGTATTTGCACAGCTTGTATGCTAATCTCTAATTCTTTTGGAAATCTTTGACGCAACACAGCTATCACATCGTCAGAATTAATTTCAATATCCATAATCTATCCTTTAACTAGGGGAATCGGGAAAATCAACTATTAAGTCAACTCCAATGCTAACAGGCAAATCTCTTAATTGCTGACGATACACTAACCATTCTTGCTTTTTCTCACTTGACAGTGGGCTGTCAGACATTTGTGTCCAGTCAGATTGCTGTAAAAAGAAATCACGTTCCATTCTAATACGCATCATTATCTCAGTATCTGTGGGACGTACGTCTTCGTCCATTGGATACATACCAACATCAATTTTCACTTTGTGCTGTCCTTCTGTAAAATCCTGAAGCCATAATAGTATCATTAGTTCCCCAGTTAAAAGGCTGACTAGCGTTAACATTTCTCATATAGTTGTATGTTGAAGTAACTCTTTCACAATACAAAAATATAGAAGAAGTACTATAATGAACACAGTGACCTTTGTTATAAACAACTCCGCTATTCAGCAACCAACAAACTCCCACAGGAATATAGTTGCCTGAAATAGCCACGCCAGCTACAGGAAGAGTAAATCCAAAGTTTCCTGTAATATCTTCTCCTGACTGCAGTTTCCAATAAAATCTCCAGTGAACTATATCACCTACTTCTGCATACCCGCCTACTAAATGGCTTCCTGAACTAGCAGTGCAACCAGACATACCGACAGAATCAGGGTCCCAAGTATTCCATTCCCATTTGTTAGCCCAAAAGTATCCGTCACTGCCTATAGAAAATTGTTTAGTTAAACTGCCGCCGTTAGGTTTAGTGTAGAAACATAATTTACCTGCGCTGTTGGCGTCTGTGGAGCTGTCTTTTACTCCAGCTATTTCAGCTCCTACAGCAGAAGAGTCGTTGTTTGGAACATAGAACGTTATTCCTGCTCCGTCTCCTTTGTCTAGGTTTTGATCTGTTTCGCTACTAGTTCCCTGTACGTCCAGCCTTACTAGCTCTCTACGTGTGCCGCCTCCTGCGGCTCTCTGTCCTAAATGCAAAGTGTGCCAAGGTTTAGCAGCGCTACCTAGTAATTTGTTACCACCGGAACTAGCGCCTTCTCTAAAGTCATCTCCTTTGTAATCAAAAAGGTCAGTTGTGCTTACCCCTACATGTGCTGTGCTAGCTAATCCAAAAAATAAATTATTCCTGTCAGTATATAAATGAGCACCGCTAGTGTTTTGTGCGCCTAAATTTACAGTCCCGTCTCCGGTATCTATCTGTAGTGAGTTTGCAGTTCCCTCAGTAAGGATTGGCCCATCAGTTCCACTAATGTACACGCCGTTAGGGGTGTCAAGATAAATTACGTCTGACGCTACTTTGAACTCTGTTAACGCTGTTGAGTTACCTATCCTAAGCGTCCCTCCCTGACCCTGAAGGTACATGTTACCAGCAGTAGTAGCGTTGCTTTTTGACATAATTTCGTTTCCGTCAAAAGCTAAATGCGCTCCTGTGCCATCTCCACCTGTGATTAAAGAACCAGATACAGCGTCTAAATCAACATCGTCAGTGTTCTTTAGTAGTAGACGTGTGTCGTCAAAACAAAAATCAGCGTCTGCTCCGAAAGAAGAACCGCCATCGTTAAATTGAACTTGAGTGTCGCTACCAGCTGCAGAGCCTCCGCCAGCTAGGTCAGCTATGGATTGTGTTGTCACAGTCTTAGGATTGTCGCTATCGCTAGTATCAGCTATAACTACTTTGTCATCTGCAGCTACTGTAACTGCTGATAGTTCGGAAGGGTCAAAAGTAAGTTCAACATCTCCAGTTGAGCCGCCTCCGCCAATGCCTATGCCTCCAGTAACTGCCGTTATATCTCCTTGTGGCGCTAAAGCTACAACTGAAGACACTGTAACTGTTTTAGGATTGTCACTATCATTTGTGTCAGCTATGACTATTTTGTCATCTGTCGCAACAGTTGCACTACTTAACTCAGACGGGGCAAAAGCCACAGCCACAGTTCCAGTAGTGCCTCCGCCGGAAATACCTAAGCCTGCGTCTACTCCAGTTAATGTTCCTGCTACGTTCTCTAGGTATGCTTCTAGTCTTCCTTCTACAGCAGTTGCTAAGTCTATGTCTGTGTCAGCTACAGCTGCTGCTAGTTCCCCGTTAAATTGAAAAGCCACTAGTAGTTCCTAGTTGTAAAGTTATCTGGCCTTATTTCGTAATCAACTGCTATCTTGTTTATTGCTATAGCTTCTATATTGTGCAGCTCTATATACATGTCAGGGTGGAAAGTTCCCATAGGTAAATCGTACACGTAACGTGCTTGCATTCCTCTGTAATCTGCATTTGTTGTAGCATTAGGTAAATTACTTGTACTTGCAGCCCACGTATTAAAGGAGTCACTGTCGCTGTGAATAATAGCTCCAGTACTAGTAGCGTCTTTGATTCTCAACTTTAATGTCGGTGTAGGGTAGTCCCCGTCACTGTTTCTCCAATATGAAAAATCAATAATTATTCTACTTACACGTGCTTCTTCCCCATAGTCAGCGCTAAATGGAGACAAACGCAAAGCGCTTGAGCCAATGTCTCCCACGGTAAGGCTTACACCGCCTATACTTTTACTTGGGTCTGTTTTACTAGAAAAAACATCATCGTCTCGTGATGGTCTGTTAAGTATAATGTCTCTAGTTAGTAGAGATATGTCGTAAAATGTTGTGCCTGAAGCATTGTCAAAATAACTTCCGTAAGTTAAAAAAGCATAGGCATTGCCAAAATTAATAGTAGCACAATCACGCAATATACCGTAGCCGTTCGTGCCTATGTTGCTTCCAAAGTAATCGGTTCCGTTACCATAAGACGTTAAATACCATTGATCGTTTACTTTTTCTATTGCAACACCCATATACCCCGTAGAACCATCAACTGTCATTAGGTGTAAAGCACTACGATCAGGTGAAGACAATGCCCTGTACTCTGTAAAAATGTTCCAGTTACCTTCGTGTACCCAAGGAATTTTGTCTTTATACGTAACAGTGTCTACACCAGAAGGAGTAGCTGCACACACGCCCTGCCCGTCAGGAGCCATAAAGTACACAGCGTTACCTAATACGGTAGCTGCTGCTCCGTGAGACGGGGTAACGTATTTACCTATAAATCTTAAAGTTCCTGTAGCTGGAGTTCCTGTAAAAGAATACCAACTGTCATCACTTAAAGCAATTAACAATGAGTCTCGTACAGGCCAACACCCTTTAATAAATACTTTACCAGACGCATTACTTATGTCTATGTACTGCAACGCAGAGTCAGAATCTGTGTAATCATCTATGTCTGTGTAATATAATCTATTTTTTCCTAGGTTATCTTGGGACCAACCCCACAATCGTCCACGATAAAAAACAGCGTTAGTAATCGTGTTTATTACCGTACCATTACCCCAGTCTATTGCAGTAGCAGAAGAGCCGTCCCATTTCTTTTGCCCTAGAAAAACAAAATCCTCTGGGCCTAAAGAATCTGATTGAGAGTTACCTACTTTATCTGATACTGCCGCAGTCCAACCTGCTCGTTTCTGCGACCATTCAGTAGCATTAGGTAATGTCACAGCACCTATACCAGAGGCGCTTTTCCAACCTAACGTAGCGCTAGTGTCAAACTCATAATAGTACGCTTGAGCAGCAGCACCCCCGACACTAACACTGTACAAGTACAAGTGCCCGTAAGCATCTCCTGCTGCAGCATCACTCTCCTTGTACTGCACACAACTGTTGTCTGCTAAAACTAAATTATTAGCAGGAGTGAAGCCTGTGTTAGTAAACTCTCTTAGGCGTGGTCGTGGGCCTAACGCACCGGAGTCGTATACTTGCATGTTCATAGAGCAGTATGAATCGTCATTACGAGGCATACGTGTTACGTCTGCAAATACCTGACCCTTGCGCCAGTTATCAAATTCTCTAGTCTCTATGCGTTGACGGTCCATTAACCCCACCCAATATCACGGCGGTGCTGTGGATCTACCGTTGCACGAGTCCTCCGTACTTCGTCTTTAATACTTGACATCAGTCTGTCAAGTTCTGGTCTTAAAGCTGCTTGCAAATCTCTGTCACGTAATCTACCTGCAGCCATGTGTGCTGTAGTTATAACTAGCAAATCTATCGCCCAGTCTGGCATTAGCGGTTCGTCTGTGTCCCCCGTAAGCGGTGGCTCAAATCTAGTGAACACGTGGCGTACCGTGTACACCGCATCAGGTACAGGGAACAATCGTATCTTGCTGCCCTCAATAGAATAGAA